GGTTGTCCCGCTTGGTACGGGACGTAGCCCTAGGAACCCCCTCCCCCTCACAGGGGAGTTTCTCCTAGGGTCCTACTGAAGTCTAACGACCCAGTAGGCGGCGACCCATTGGGCTCTGAAGCACCTCAAAACGTTGGTGCAGATGATTCCCAAAGAGAGATGAAGCAAACGGCTTCATGTCATTTGGTCTAGTATAAAATACTTGATCAGAGACAGGAAGAAGCATGCTTCTTAAGAGAGTTGGCCACTCACCTGCGTGAATGGTATCAACTCTTCTGACTCTCTTACAAAGTTCTAAGTAGGCTTCTTCTATTTGACCATAAATGTTCAAAAGAGGGATACTACTCGGAACTGAGTATGGGTCCACTTGTAAGGCATTAGATATGTTTTCAAATCCAGGAGATGTTACCCAGAGTAGAACATTCTCTGCAAGAGCCCCTAAAGGCTTTTGTTTAGAACGTTCTGCTATAGGAACATTTTGAGGATTCGAATCTGCGAACATTTCTACCGCGATATTAGAAAGAATGTTAGTACATTCATCTAATGTCAAGATAGGAATGCGGTAACCAAATTGCCTGATGAGGGAGTTAAGACCCTCATCAGCCGATAAGGTTCCGTTCATGATTTTCATCATGACTTCGCTAACTATAACCTTGTCTTGAAGTTTCTTTCTGAAACGAGAAGGAAATTTCTTGACATAGTTATAGTACATATCTATTGCTTCGGGAATACTACACTCTAGAAGCCATCCTTTCTCACGAACCTCAATTAGAAGATTAACAAAAGTATAATACCTTTTGTCATTCTCTCTAAGTGAAGCCAATGGAAAAGGAGTAATCTCGTCACCCTTATGAACCCACCTTTTGGCAAATTCATAAGTGTTTGAGCTGACATGAGTCTTAGAAGGACTCACATCAACTCCGAGATCTCTGATGACCTCCAGGTATAACTCAGCTACCCTCTTATCAGCGATGACAATGTCATCACCGAGAAGAGAGTACTTGAGTTCCTTCCAGTTAACTCCAGTCTTCTTACAACAGTAGTAAATCACATAGTGATGTGCTACTGCAAAAGAAGACCATGATGAGTAAGCTCCCATTGGATTTCCAACTGAGTACTTTTTCACGGTACCGTTGTAGTCAAATGGAAACTTAACCATTATGTTAGACCAATGTCTAATGTAGTCATCTGGAAGAAGCCCTTTAAGGACGCTTTCTATTAGATGCATAGGAAAACGATCAGTGGCGGCTGTTAAGTCGACACTGTAGTAAACCTCTGCATCTTTTAGATTATCCTTAAAGGCTCCCTGGGCAAAAGTCTTATCCTGAGGAATCCGTTTCAAGACTGGAAAGAGAAGAAAATGAAGAACTGGCTGACCAAGTTGAAGATTTACAAGAGAACCCAGAGGACTTTAGAGATAAAAGTAGCCAGATTACTACAAGCTCACAAAGAAGGTATATATTGGAACTTGAAGCGCTGTTAAGAGAAGAAAAAATGAAAAGATACCAACTTGAAGAGTCTTTGAAAAAAGTGATAGATGAAAAACATTAAGATTCCTAAATGGAATATTTAAAGTAGA